CTGCGGAATGTATAGCCTCTCAGTTCAATTTACTTTGGGAGGTTTAGGATGGTTTGTTTTAGGTGTTGCATTGATGATTCCCGATTACATCCATTTACGGGTGGTGGAGTTCATCAATGGGTATAAGAGAAAATGACATCCTCGATGACTATTTACAGTCACTTTATGGAATTGAGCCGTTAACCACCGAACAAGAGCACGAATTAGCCAAGCGCATAGCTATGGGTGATGAGGGGGCAGTTGATACCCTTGTCACCCATAACTTGCGCTTTGTTGTTTATCTCGTTAGCAAAATGACGGCATGGCAACACGGCAAAGTCCCTGTGGAAGATATGATTGGCTTGGGCAACGAGGCGCTGCTCAAGGCAGCTTTACGATGGAAACCAAAGAACAACGCAAGGTTCGCAACCTACGCTAAAAACTTCATTCTCAAGGATGTGCGAAGAGAGTTGGACAATACCGCCAACATTATCCGCTTGCCTATCAACATTATGGAGGCTGTCAAAAAGCTAAATTACAACGAGCGAGCCCTAACCCAATTGATGGGGCGCAAACCCACGACAACCGAGCTGGCAAAGATAATGGATATGTCTGAGGGCAAAATAAACCAAATCAGGGGATACATCAACCAAGAGCCTGTATCCATCGATAACAACAATCAGGAGAAATACACAGAGGATCAAGATGACTAAATTATTACAATTAAATGACGAACAGCAGAGAGCCTATGATCGTTTTATTCGAGCTCGAAACAAAATGGGCATAGGTAGGGGGGTTAGGTCTCAATCCGTTTCAATTTCAAAACCAAAATGGATACCTTCTTCCGACTATGTTGCCTGTGTGGACATCGCGGGCATGAATCATCCGTTGTTTGTTGTCAACGATGAATACATGGAGTATAAAGAGGCTTTCCAAGAATGGCTCAAAGTAGAACCTGAGTTTAGGTTCAATGAGCGCATGAGGGCAAGCAGAGGTGACTACGGAACTCAAGATAATTGGGAAGAACGGGCCACAAGAGTAAAAGACAGCGCAAAGAAAATGGAGGACTAATGCGCATTCAAGTTATTACCCCGACGATTGGCACAAAGCATCTGCAACAAGCCATTGATAGCGTTAAGAACCAAACCATTCCTACCGAACATCTGATTGTATGTGATGGGCGCGTAGACAATGAGTTTAAAGTGTATGAGAACGGTAGAACCATTTTGTTGCCTGAGAATACTGGTAGCGGTGGTTACAACGGGCATCGCGTTTATGCGGCTTTTCCAATGCTAACCAATGCAGATTACATTTTGTTTTTGGATGAAGATAACTGGTTTGAGCCCAACCATGTTGAGCGCTTAGTTAACTTTATCCAAGAGCGTGATCTGCAATGGGCATACAGTTTACGCAACATTGTGCGACAAGATGGCACTTTTGTAATCGCGGATAACTGTGAGAGTTTGGGTATTTGGCAATCTGTATTTCCACCCAACCACAATTTTGTCGATACCAATTGCTATTGCTTTAAGCGCAAATATCTAATGCGACACTCACATGAATTCTTTGGCTCATCGTTTTATATGGACAGACTGTTTTATAATAAGATGGCTGAAGTATTACCTGAATTTGACTGTAATGGAGAGCATACCATTAACTATCGAGTCAGACCCCATCATGAAGCGATGCATTTAAAAGGCAACGAAACAACCCTACAACATTATCAAGGAAATTATCCATGGACAAAAAACCGAAAATCTTCGTAGCAACTCCGATGTATGGTGGTATGTGCACAGGCACTTATGCCATCAACTTAACATCTACCCCATCTGTGTTAGCACAAAATGGCATTGAGATGAACTTCTCAATGATGCTCAATGAATCGTTAATTACTCGAGCTCGTAATAGATTAGCGCATGATTTCCTAAAATCAGACTGCACTCATCTGATGTTTATTGATGCAGATATCAGCTGGCAACCATACGACATCGTGCAAATGGTGAGAAGTAATGCGGATGTGATCTGCGGTATTTACCCCAAGAAAGAAATCAACTGGCATGAAGTCCATGCCGCGGTAGGTCGAGGAGTGCCTGCTGACAAACTGCATGAATATACTGGCTCGTTTGTAGTCAACACCATCGGCAAAAAAGATGCAACTGGAAAAATTAACGAACCTATTGAGATTGAAAAAGGCGGTACGGGGTTTATGTTAATCCAACGCAAAGTCATTTCTAAATTGACCGAGGTCGCGCCCAAATATTCCAACGATATGTTCACTGTTGTAAATCCACAAGACGTGGGAACTCTGATTGCCAATATTTTTGACACAAGTATCTCCCCCGATGATAATCGTTATTTGTCAGAAGATTATCACTTCTGTGATTTGGCAAGAGAGAATGGCTTTAGAATTTGGGCTGCCCCATGGGCAAGATTAACACACACCGGCACATACATTTTTAGCGGTGGCTTAGCAAGGAGCGATAGACAATGAACGTAATACCAACAGATGTATATGACAAAGACGGCAATCTAATGCAGATTGAATTTTATGACTATGCTGGTAACTTTGTTGTCCAATCGGTCTGGGATGAGAACGACCCACAAGATTCAGAACATCGTGAGTTTTTCCGTAAATGGTCATACAAGATGGTCAAACAACTGGGCTATGAGGTGGCAGAATGAGCATGGAACTAAGAGCGGGTATCTTTTCCCTGTATTGGGATAACATCGACCCCAGAGTGGTGGAATACCAAAAGAAGGTGATGGATCACTTTGGCATTCCAATGGTTCAGCACAAGATTCATGGTCTAGATCATGGCGAATGGATGGACTGGGTAATTAACACCAGAGATGACCTTGATGTATTGGTATTCTTTGATATTGACTGCATCCCCCTTGATGTCCAAAAAATCAACCACTGCATCACTATGGCAGCTGGTGGTAGTTTGGTAGGTAACGAGCAGGCATCGAACCACCTTGACCCTTCTAGGCTGTTTGCTGCTCCTTCCTTTATCTGTATCCCAAGACGGATTTGGCGAGCTGTGGGTAAACCATCATGTAAAGCCACTTACGATGGCGATGTGGCTCAAATGCTGACCGACAGCTGGAACTATCGTGGCTTTCCGGTTCATCTGCTTCCCGTCAAGGATTTTGAGGTAGCCAAATGGAACCTTCCTAACCGCCCTATGTCATACGGCATCGGTACAAACTACGATGACACCACCTATCACCTGTTTGAAGTGAGGGAAAATGTCAACGTAGAGCGGTTTGTGAACAAAGCCAAGGAGATTTTGTCACAGTAGTCACAGTAGTCAGGGTATATTTCACTTTTATCCGTATAAATTTATTTTCTTTTTTAAAAATAATAAAAATAATACGTTTAGAGGGTGACTACTATGACTACTATGACAATTTGTTTGTAAGTCATTGATTCTTGGTTCTCAAATAGGAATGATTATCATCTATACCATGACAATTTTTGGACCATACCCTGACAACCCTGACAATCCAAACTTTTGGTTATATACCATATAACTAAAAGATATAAGACAATCACGCCATTTTTGCATTAGTATTACTGAATGAAGATGATAAACACAAAACCCACCGCACTCCCCGTCCTTTTTGACAACATTCCCATGGAACTTAAACGAACCCCAAGATGGGTTCTGTGGCGTTTTGTCGAAATTGGTGATGAAAACACTAAACGCTGGTCAAAACTGCCCACACAGGCAAACGGGCAATCTGCCAGTTCAACAGATGAGACAACATGGGCAGACTTTCTGACTGTCCAAGCTGCCTATGAAGCCAACCCCACCCGCTTTGATGGGGTCGGATTCGTATTTAGCGATCATGACAATCTCGTAGGCATTGACTTGGATGACTGCTATGATGTCACATCAAGCGTTTTCACCGATGCTGCACTGCAGCAAATTGCTCAATCGGTTCAAGGCTACATGGAAGTCTCCCCATCAGGCACAGGGGTCAAGATCTTCACCCGCGCCCTGATGCAGTCTGCCCACGTTGACCACGACAAAGGCTTGGAGTTCTACCCACGCGGTCGTTACTTTACTGTGACAGGTAACATCCTCTCAGGCGCAATTCCTGCCAATGAGCAGGATTTGACTGCTGTTATTCCTGAGCGCGAGATCCGCAGAACTGGCGATGCGTTTGCGGACTATACCCCACCGGTGCCTAACTATGACATCCATAGAGTTGAGACAGAGATTCTAGCCAACATGGATCCGCACTGTGGCTACACAGATTGGCTCTCAGTGGGGATGGCACTACACCACCAGTTTGGTGGCGACTATGAGGCTCTAGAGCTGTGGGATCGTTGGTCTTATGGTGATGGCTCAGTGGCTAACTACACACCCAACCAGTGCGATAAAAAGTGGCAGACGTTTAAGGGATCAGGCGCAACCCTGCGCAGTCTGATCTTTAAGATCAACCAACAGAAAAGGCAAGAGGCATTAGATCGCGGTGAGATCATTCTTGATCAAGGTGCGATGAACCACGCCCGTACCTTTCTGGACAACTTCTACACCACCGAAGAGGGGTTCAGTCTAGTTCACTATGCCGATGATTTTTTCGTGCACTCTAAGACGCACTATGAGATTATTGAAGAAGCGACTATCCGCTCAGCTCTGTATAAGTTTTTAGACCGGTGCAAGAAGACTGCCAAGAAGGGTGAGCTCGCGCCATTTAATCCAGCGCCAGCCAGCGTCTCTGCCGCGATTGATGCGGTGAAGTCCATCGTGCACTTGCCTAATCACCAAAACACACGCCCCCCGATTTGGTTGGAAGACTATCGGTTTAATAAACCCGATGCCTCTAAACTCATTAGTTTGGCTAACGGCATCTTCCACCTTGAAGACAGGGTGCTTATACCACACTCATTGGGTTTCTTTACACAAAACTCATTGCCGTTTGATTATGATGAGCAGGCACAGTGCCCAACATGGTACAAATTCCTTGACTCTGTGTGGCCTGATGACCAAGAGTCTAAAGACACACTACAAGAAATGTTCGGGTATATCATCAGCGGAGATACTCGTCAGCAGAAATTTTTTAACCTGATTGGCCCACGTCGCTCTGGCAAAGGCACAATCAACAAGGTGCTAGTTGACCTGTTAGGGCAACACAACACAGTAGCACCAGAATTAGGAGAACTTTGTGATTCCTTTGGTTTGCAGCCTTGGCTTGGTAAGCTCCTCGCTTCTTTTACTGACGCAAGAGCACCTGAACGAAATAGATCTGCTGTTGTATCTCAGCTCCTTCGTATTGTGGGGGGCGATACCATTACTGTCAACCGGAAAAACAAAGAAGCTTGGAATGGTTATCTGCCTACTCGTATTGTTATTTACAGTAACGAGGCATTACAGTTAACTGAGAACTCCAACGCGCTCACCGGCCGTATGATTGTGCTCAAGATGACTAAATCGTTCTATGACAAAGAAGATACCGACCTGTCACACAAGTTGTCTAAAGAGTTGTCGGGCATCTTTAACTGGGCGATGGAAGGTTTAGAGCGCAGACTAGCTCGCGGTGGTCACTTCCTACAACCTCAGTCCGGTAAAGACTTGTTAGAGTTGATGTCTGATCTGGGTAATCCAATCGGCTCGTTTGTTGAAGAAGTATTGGTGTTTGAACCAGAGGCTAAGGTAAACAAAGATGATGTCTTTGCTTGCTACAAACATTGGGCCACAAGGAAGAACATACCTTACGGCACAGAATTAGCATTCAAGCGTCGTTTTTGGGCGGCAACTCAAGAGCATGGTATTCAAACTGCTTTAGATAGAACCAATGGCAGTCGCAGTCACGTCTATCTTGGTGTAAAATTAAACGAGAAGGCGCAGAAGTATATTAATGAAAACGTAATGCACAATGAAAGTATATTCTAATGGACGCAAAGACCGCATATAAAAACTGGAAAGATTCGCATAAAGTCAACATGCGAGTGTATACCGATCAAGAGATGTTTGAGCTTGGGTTTGATACTTGCCAGACCATGATTAAAGCGATGGCAAGTATCATCGACGAGATGGAAAAAGACGCTAAGAAAATGATGGCAGAGATTAAGAAGCTCAAGAAGGCTAAGAGTGAAAAACTTTCGGTTTAGGAAAATAATCAAACGCAACACCTTTACCACCATATTCGGTGGTATTGGGCAACGTCGGTTTGTTTCAACCTATATTAAACGCGGCAGAATAGAACATATTTATGAGCGTATGTGTTTTAATAAAATACCACGCTACAAGATTGAAAAGACTCGCCGCGCCCATCAAGGCTGGCGCAACAAACGCATCGGCACTATCGAAACAATTAAAGTTAGGTTAAGATATGGCAGGCACAAACCAGTGCCACAGTTTAGGAGATAACATGCGCTTTTGGGTATACGATGGCAGTGATTTGATGCGCAAGTTTGCACGTTTAGAAGAAGCTGTTTATTTTGCTAGTTTGCGTGGTTTTCAAATTGTCAAAAAGCCACGTGAAAAGAATATAATTGATCTATCACAGTTTGAGGATGCACTGATATGACACAACACGATGGCGGCAAAGGGGATAAGCAAATCCCACCACAGAATAGAGAACAGTTTGAGGCTAACTGGGATGCCATTTTTAGGAAAGGCGTACCTACTCTGCCTGAGTTGGAAGAACAGCGCGAAAAGGCACAAGAATGAACGCAAATGAACTAGCTGATGCACTTCAGGAAACAGAACCATACTACTCAACGGACTATAAGCTATTTGACCAAGCAGCCACCATGCTACGCCAGCAACACTCTAAACTGCTTGAACAGCACGAAAGATTGCACAAATACCAATTGCGCCATGTTGAGCAAAGAAAGCGTATTGAAGAATTGGAAGCTGAGTTAAGGCTAATTGATGAATTAGTAACTGGAAAGGCACAACAATGAACGCAAATGAAATGGCTGACTTAATGATTCTGTTTGATAGTGGCAGGATTTATGAAAACGCAGAAGAAATAGCCACCATGCTACGCCAGCAACAAGCTGAAATTGAGGCGTTGAAAAACAAAATAAAAAGTTACGAAAACTTAGGAAATATGATGCTTGACGAATTATTAGAAAAGGCGCAAGAGAAATGAACAACGATTTTGTAGATTATTGTATTGGCATTACATTTCTTTTGCTTGGTATTGGTATGTTTATCATTGCTATTGGATTGGTTACTGGAGCGATTAAATGAACGCAAATGAACTATCTGAAACAGATGTAATGGCTAACACAATAAAGAATTTAACGCAAAAGGTTCGCCAGCAACAAGCTGAAATAGAGGCGTTGAAAAAAGAAGCCGCACTACAAAGGTTATCTGACTTTACGCAAGAAGCTGAAAAGACACTAACAGATGACGAAATAATTGAAATTTGGTGTGTCATGGAAACTGACACAGGCGAACAAAACATTGATTTTGCTAGAGCAATACTAAAAAAGGCACAAAACAAATGAACGCAAAACAAATAGCTGATGAATTGGAAAACATTTATTGGATACAGGGCGATGGAAAAAGCAAACCATTTCAGCAGTATGCAGACTTTGTACGCCAGCAACAATCTGAAATAGAAGCGTTGAAAGAACGCATTGAACGCATGATTGAAAACGCAAGTCACCACGAAGGCATCGCACACGCTGGTGGGTTTGAACAAGGCTACGAGGCTGGACGTAAAATGGGCATGCAACAAGAGCGGGCGTTGTGGGAACTAGCGGCATCGACACAGGAGATAATGAAATGACCACCTTCACCACACAAGACCGGCAAGATGCCGAACGAGACGGAAAATGCCAACACTGCGAAAACGGGTGTATTGCCTGTGACGCTAGAGTTTTATTAACTCAAGAAGTGTTACGCATCGGTGACGCATTGGGCTTGAAGACAACCAGCTCCGACTACAACGCCTTCAAGGTAATGGAAGTCATCAAGCAACTCATCGACGCCAGCCGACTTGCCAGCAAGCCAATGAAAAAGCGCCCGTTGACAGAACGACAAATCAGCGAGATATTTAATGCAGTATGTGGATGGGGCGATCCAAGCAATGATGAAGTTGGGTTCGCCCGCGCCATCGAGGCTGCTCATGGAATAGGAGAAACAAAATGATCATCATTCACGACAAAGATGGAAATCGTACCGTAATGACACACAAAGAAGCCGTTGCTAATGGCTACATCAAGCAACCAACAGTAACTTGGTCAAAGGGCATGCAAGACCGCGCCCACGGAATAGGAGAATAGGTTATGACACACAATGAAGCAATGGAAAGAATTACTAAATTAGCACAAGAATCTATTGATGAACTTATGACAATGAACACTACATCAGCAACTGCCGAAGCTATTGCTATAGCAATTGGCCAACTTAAAAACAAAGAAGGTAAATTGTTAATGATGAAACTATCTGATTCACCAACAGAGCACATTGAATTTTGTTTTCAAATTGCCAAGATGTTGAGAAACGAATGAGCTTCACCATCTACCAAGCAGACGGCCTCAAAGTCATCCAGTGGTTCCCCACCGTTGACGCCCTTATTGCCAGCATGCTGGCCAACCCTAACGACGCATACCATAGGAACACATAATGACAACTGAACAAGACGCCAAACAACTATACAACCACGTCATGCACAACGCACTGGTCTACGGCCAAGGCTTCTTGCGCTTTACAGCAGACGGCAAGTGTGAGGTGATAGACCCCAGCCAATACAAAGAGCTGGCCGAGGCGCTATTATGGGCAGATAAAAATTAGGTAAAACTATGAACGAAACCAAAATACCTCCAAGCCTAGTGAAGTACTGCTTTGAGGACGACGATGCAATTGACGACATCAAAGACAGAACCGAAGCGCTGTATGAATCCATCGAGCACCGCATTGAGCAAGTAGAACGACGCAGTAACGAAGCATTAAGACTAGCCCGAGTCTGGTGCATCATAGCTGGTGAAGCAAAGGGCTGGACAGAAACCGAAATCGAAGCACAACTAAAGGACATCATAGGAAAATGAGCAAATTAAAAGTAGTTAAACCAGCAGTAAAAGAAAAAAGCGGCAAGGTCATCTCAGACACCGACGCATTTAGTCACACTGAGATTGAAAAGAAAGCTGGCCGCAAGAAGAACGAAGACAAGCGCGGATTCTTGCTATCGAACGGCACTTTTGCCAACCGCAAAGAAGCAGCCAAGGTGGCCAAAGCAGCTGGTGAGGTCAAAGACCCGGGCAAGAAGCTACACAGCCACGAACTACGCGCCGGTCTCAAAATCAAAAAAGCCAAAGAGCCAAAATGACAACACGTGACGGTGGTAAGGGCGACACCCCACGCCCGCTCAGTGTCGACAAGGAAACCTTTGACAAACGCTGGGATGACATCTTCAACAAAAAAGAAGAGAAATGCATCAATTATGAGATCGAAGCAGATAATGAGCATGTAGAAATACTGGCAACCATCCCCTTTGGACGATAATATGACTAAGAAAAAGACAGTAGTGTTTGAAGAGGGCTGGGCCGATGAGCTGATGGAAGACACCGGCATGACCCAAGAAGAGCTCGACGCGCTGATGAAAGGAATTGTACAGTTAGTTGAAACTGGTGAAATATTTGAAGACGCAGAACCGCTAGACGAAGAAGAGGCCCTTGAGATTTTAGAAAACCGTAAGAAAAATACGAGGCACTAATGGTTAAGAAGAAAAGGAATTACAACTACTACAAACTGAACGTTGGATTTTTTCCTGACATTATTAAATTGTGTTTTGACGACAAAGTGTTTCAACAAATTTTAAAAGACCATGAAATTACTCTTAAAGCTAGTGCACTTGATTGCGGAATTGCCGAGACTCATCTTATTGGCGATGGAAAAGACGCGATTATCATTTTGGTTTTTAATATGGCTCTTGTTAATGATGATCTCAGTACATTGGTTGATACGATTACTCACGAAGTTAGTCATGCTGTGGATCATCTGGCCGAGCACATAGGCGAAGAGGATAACTTTGTCAATGAGACACGTGCCTACCTATCAGGCCATCTAGCCGGCCAGATATTTAAGATTTGCATGTTTGAGAAGGAAAAGTATGCTGGAAAAGCAAGTAGAAAGTTATCTAAACAAAAAGGTCAAGGAAGCAGGGGGCCTGAGCTACAAGTGGATCAGCTCAGTATCGGGGGTGCCGGATCGAATAGTATTTCTAGCGGGGCGGGCATACTTAGTGGAATTGAAAACACAAACTGGAGTCCTTTCGCCTAGGCAACTGTTAGTCTTTGAGAATCTTAAACAACAAGGCTTTGAGGTAACGGTGCTCAGAAATAAAGAACAGATTGAGGAGTTTATCAATGCGGCGATTAAATCCTGACACAGGAAAAGAGTTTGTGCGCGGGGAGTACCGTGATGACGGTTATCGATTTTGGGGGTACAGCAAAAAGAAAAACAAAAAGGATGGATACTGCATTGAGTTTTGGAGAGAGCCCCATAAGTTTGAAGTCGAGACCAAAAAGATTGACGTGTGGCATGCAAACAACCGCGATAAAGTAAATGCCACCGCGGCCATCGTTCGCGCCAAACGCCGCAACCGAAAGCCCAAGTGGATTAAAGACGTATTTATCGAAGAGATTAAAGTGTGGTACAGGCGCGCTAAACTAATAAAACAATTCACAGGCCAGCTGTGGGAGGTAGATCACATTGTGCCACTAAACGGAAAGAATGTATCTGGACTACATGTACCCTGGAACCTGCAACTGCTAACCAAAAAAGAAAACCGAGACAAGCGAAACTATCATGCTGACTAGAGAACAACTTCACCCCTATCAAAAGGAGCTCATATCAAAAGCCAAAACAATCCCCAACCTTGGTCTTTTTCTGCCACCTGGATTGGGCAAGACGACAACTACACTCACCATTATTGCCGAACAGTTCACGGGCAAGACACTTATTATAGCACCCAAGCGAGTAGCGGAGACGGTGTGGGATGCGGAGGTAAAGAAGTGGGAACATTTAAAATCCTTGAAAGTCTCGAAAATTTTAGGGACGCTTACGCAGAGGCAGCAGGCCTTAGACCAAGAGGCAGACGTATACCTGATAAACCTTGAAAACGTGGCTTGGCTTTGTGGCGCCTCGGACAAGTTAGTGTTTACTAACTTAGTAATTGATGAGTCATCCCGTTTTAAAGACGCCTCAACCAAGCGTTTTAAGGCGCTTAAGAAGCATTTAAAGGGCTTTCAGAGACGCGTAATACTCACGGGTACACCTACCCCTCAGGGCATGGGCGATCTCTGGTCTCAGGTGGGTATATTGGACTTAGGGGCGCGTCTTGAAACAAGCCTCACAAAATTCCGGGATAAATACATGATGCCCGATCAGATGAACAGGCATACAAGGGTAGTTTACTCATGGAAATTAAAAAATGGTGCGGATCAGGATATTAAAGATAAGGTTTCAGATATTTGTTTTAGTCTCAAAGCTGAAGATTATTTACAATTACCAGCGCTTACGTCGCTGTATCACAAAATCGAAATTGACCCACAGGTAAGGAGGCAATATGACGAACTTAGAAAAGACATGGTCCTTGACATCGGTAAGGGGAAAATCACAGCTCCAACAGCGGCGACACTGGCGGGGAAACTCCTCCAGTTCACATCGGGCGCTATATACACCGAAGAAGGAGAAACACAAGAGGTACACCGCTCTAAACTGGAACGTCTTGAGTCGGTCATGGAAGAGTCTTCCTCCCCTACGCTGGTCTTCTACCACTTTAAACATTCTCTCCAAAGAATACGTCTTCAATTCCCGCAGGCTGTGGTGTTGGACGATGACAACATCGAAGCATGGCGTCGTGGGGAGATTCGTATGCTCCTTGCCCATCCCCAAAGTGGGGGAATCGGGCTCAATTTACAGTGCAACGTTGGTGAAACAGCCCAGACGGTGTGGTTTGATCTACCATGGAGTTCAGAAAACTACATCCAAGCCAACGCTAGGATTTACCGCCAAGGGCAAACGAAACCGGTTATCATACACCATCTAACGGTGTCTAATAGTATCGACGAACAAGTGGCCAAAGTGCTAGATGGAAAAATAAATTTGCAAGAAGCCCTTTTAGATGCCCTAAATTGCGTATTAGTGTAGCTATGAGGACAAAAACCAAACACAAAATCAACGCCGCAACCCCCCGTTTGTCAGATGAAGAGCTCGATCCGATTGAGCAAGATGACAACGAGGGGGTATCTGCCGACATGATGGAGGCTTATCTTCCGTGGAATGCAGAAGATATACTGGATGTTAGGAGATTGATTGCTGAACAGCTACCGACAAAACAGCAGTTTATTTTAGAGGCGTTTTTAGAGGGGCTAACACACGCCGATATTAACGTAACTGAAAAATACTGGCGCTACCATTTTGCTAAGGGCATTGAATTTATTAAAAAGGAATTAAAGATATGACAACATTTATTGTCGAGCATTTAGTTAAAGGGCACGCGATGTTTGATACGGTACAGGGTGTTGAAGATATCGATCTAACCATGTTTAAAGATATTCAGACACTTTGGGTTTGTGACACACCAGAAGAAATTATGGCAGTAGAAAGCGAACTAAGGAGAAAGCATGCACGACCCAGTGAATAAGCCTAAGCATTATACTGCTCACCCCTCTGGAATCGAATGCATTCAGGTTACTGAGCACATGGGTTTTAACCTTGGCAATGCCATCAAATACATTTGGCGCGCTGATTTAAAACATGATGCCGTTGAAGACTTACGTAAAGCCGAATGGTATGTTCGCCGAGAAATTGAAAAAAGAATGCATCACGAAAAGGAGTGTGGCAAATGAATATTGAAATTGATGACGATTTCATGGACGAACTTGTTGGAAAAAGTCTCATTGATAGCTATGTCAGCATTGAGAAGAGTTTAAAACAGCCCAACAAATGGCATGAAGATGATATCGAAGCATGGAAAGAACTTCTACCGGCTTTAATTATCGTTGGTAGATGGTATTGTTTTGATTTTGATGGCCAAGTAAAAGCTGCCAGAAAGAAAAAGAAATGAGCGATAGATACGATTTAGAACAGGCCATCATGGTGGCGTGGCAAACAGCAGATGATATTGATTTGTTATTTAAACATCACGGCGACGCCCCAAGACCAATGACAGAAGATGAAATATCTAATGCGCTATTAGGTATTAAAATGCTTCACGATATGCGTATGGAGGCATTGATGGATACATATTGTCGTAAATTTGAATTAAATCAGTACTGTACTGATCCGGAGCAGTTAGCAGCAAGAGAAAGATTGGGTTTCCCAATTAAACAACCAAAGAAGAAAGGAAGTAAAAATGACTGATACAGTCGATACAGCAGCAAAACCAGTAGATCCATTGGCCGATAAGATTATGACTTTGAAGTTCTCAGTTCAGGACATCAATGGCATTATCAATGTACTAAATGAGCCCTTTAAAGCCCCAGTAGTATTGTTGGCAAATATCATTGCAGCCATTCAAGCACAATGTGCACCACAAATTGATGCATTGAACGAGAATGCAACACCAGTGGAGACGCCAAGTGAACCTGAAGCAACTGCTTAAGAGCGCAGGTATCAGCAATAACATCATTAAGGAAGTCGAACGCAAAGCCAAACAAACAACGGCCCAGCAAGAGATTGAGCACCAAGAAAAGGCTGCAGCAATGGCCAAGATGATGCTTAATGATGTCATGCCACACCTACACAGTGCGCTAAACAAAACGCCACCATCCAAGCCTAAGAAGACTATCATAGTGCCGGATGATTTTTAGGGCGTTTAATACACTAAATGCGTATTAGTGTATATAGGGGCTTATCGGGAGATACCCCCGGCTGTAAAGAAAGCCAATGGCCACCAGGAGCCATCATAGAATCCTGGCCCTCACACACATCACACACAGGACACAATATGACACCTTTTGAACTACGTTATGCAGCATTTTATCAAGCAAAAGAACTATTAGAAAACAACTACAAAGCCCAGATGGCTGCGTGGGATCTAATGGACAAGACATCCAAACAATTAGCTGAAGCAGCTCCAAAATTTCCAACAATGGAAGAGGTTATTGACGCAGCTTTACAAATTAACCGATTTATCAGCGAGAGCACTGAAAAAGAGTTAGTGAAAGCTGCAAAGAAAGTAACAGGCTTTTAAGTAACACACCCCGCATGCCTATCCATGGAAGCACACTTTGTGGGGTTTTTTAAATTTTTGAGATTGGGCAAGGTGTGACCGGAGGCATCGGCACTTAATATCACCAGACCCACAGGTAACCAACTCCAAGATTGGGATTTCCTGCCCAATGTCAACAACTTTACAATTAGTCGGCAAAACTTTACAAAAATGTCAACAAAACTGTTGATATGTATACTTTTTGTCAATAACTATACATATAGGTATCAATATGGCAACTAAACCCGGTTTATACGCAAACATCCACGCTAAGCAAGAGCGCATTAAAGCTGGCTCGGGCGAAAAGATGCGCAAGCCGGGTACCAAAGGCGCCCCCACAGCTAAACAATTTAAAGAGTCTGCAAAGACCGCTAAAAAATAATGGCAACTAAAAAATCACCCCCAAACAAAAAGACGTTCACCGAGGAAATGGCTAAGACCGTTTTGGAACTTGGCAAACAGGGCGCCTCTCAAAAATCAATGTATGCCGCCATCGGTATTAGCCGTGGTACGGCAGCAAAGTGGAAAAAAGAAGACCCATACTTTGCAGAGACCATGGATATGGCAACAGTATATGGTCAGTCTTATTGGGAAATGATGCTCCTAGCCAACGTGGACAACAAAGCATTTAACTCCAGGATCGCTGAAATTGCCCTTCGAGGACAGTATCCCGATGATTACAAAGATAACCGCGAAATTAAGTCCGAGGTAAAGAACGAGGTTTCCGTTAATTTTAATGAGGAAATCGCAAAATTAATTAAAGCATTAAAAGAGTAATATCAATCAACGGGGAACGGGTTTAGCGGCCCTGCCAGTGCTTACTCACTGGCTACCCACCAAACTTATCAGTAAGGATAAAATCAATGAAAAACTGCAATTCATGCGGCATTCAAAAACCAGTAACTGAGTTTCATAAACATAAAAAAGCAAAAGACGGGTTAGTTTTGTGCTGCAAAGCGTGCGCAAAACTAAAAGCTGCCCTTTGGTATTCTAAAAATCGAGAAAAAGTAATTTCACGAACTCGAGAATGGGGTAAAAATAATTTAGAAAAAGTTAAAAAAGCTCAACGAAATTATCATACAAAAACAAAGTACGGTATAACTTTTGAACAAGAGCAAGAATTAAAGAATATACAAAATAATAGATGTGCTATTTGCGAAGATGTATTGGGTCTGGGGCACAAAGCCCACATAGATCATTCTCATGCAACTGGGGAAATACGAGGTATTCTTTGTCATCTTTGTAATGTACTTTTAGGGCAAGCTAGAGATTCCATAGAAATTTTAAAATCCGCCCAAAAATATTTAGAAAAATATACTGAAAAATCAGACTAAAAATACTTAAAAATGCGTATTAGTAAATATACCCAGTAAAAAATTCTAAAAAGGTAAAAATGACGGCTCATGCTCTTCTTTCAGCTTCGGGTTCCAAACGGTGGCTTTCATGCACCCCTTCGGCCAGACTTGAGGCAACACTCCCAGAACAAAAACGAAGTACCAAGGGGATTGATTTCTCCGCAGAAGGCACACTAGCCCACTCCCTTGGAGAAATACGTTTACGACTAAATTTCAATCAAATAGGACACGACGAGTATGACCGCGAGTATGAAATCATCAAAACCCACCCAATCTACAAAGCGTACTCCAAAGAAGAGCGCGAAGATTTCGAAGCAAATGTCGACAATTACGTCCTTTACGTTCGCAGTCAAATTGGCGAGGGCGATCGATCACTTTTTGAGCAACGTGTGGACTTCTCTGAGTGGGTTCCTGATGGCTTTGGTACGGCCGATGTGGTTATACTTTCTAAGCACGCCATTCGCGTCATCGACCTCAAGTTCGGTAAAGGAATCCCTGTCCATGCACAAGATAACCCACAACTCAGACTATACGCACTTGGAGCCTGGGCAAAGTTCCGCGACGAGTATCCAGAGATCCACGAAATCAGCTACACTATTCACCAGCCGCGGCTCGATAGCATTTCCACTGACGGAACAAGCCTTGTCAAACTTGTCGACTGGGCCAATTACTACGTACGCCCAAAAGCGAAAAAAGCGTGGAGTGGTGCTGGCGAATTCCTCCCCGGCGAATGGTGCCAGTTCTGCAAAGCCAAAGCGCAGTGCCGAGCCCGCAGCGATTTTAACACCGAGCTCGCCAAGCAAGAATTCAAAGCCCCGCCCCTCCTCAGTGAAGAAGAAGTTAGTCAAGTCCTCGCAAAAGCCCAAGGCCTAAAAACCTGGGTTAACGATGTGGAAGAGTTTGCACTTACCCGAGCTATCAATCAAAACATTGTGCCGCCAGGTTACACACTCTCCACCACAAAGACCCACCGTAAGATATCAGATACGGCCTTAGCGGCCACCGTTTTGGTTGAGAAGGGTATGGACCCAAAAGCTATTTGGGAGGCTCCAAAGCTCAAATCAATCGCCTCGTTGGAAAAATTAGGACCTAAAGGACAAGTAGCATCTTGGCTTGGTAACTTGATTTTAAGGCCAGAAGGAGAGCCCAAACTGGTGCGAGCTAAAGAGGATGTCGCGGAGGATTTTAAATGAGTACGTGGCTAATAGGCGCAATGGGGATTGTGTACGCCATTGTGTCAATAGATCAATTTATTAAAGGCGGCGTAGGTCAAGGTATTATGTTTATGGGCTACGCCATTGGAAATATAGGGCTAGTAATCGTGGCCAAATAGGAGTTTATATGCTGGTAGAATGCTACGGATCTGAGTTTGATATTCCGGATATGTTAATCGACCAGTTTGTAAAAGACTTTGATGGGCTTCCCGGAGGAAGATACCGAGAAGGTGTTCTTCAGATTCGGGAGTCTATTGAGGAAATCTTAGACATTGTGGCAGATGATCCAGAATTGTTGTACGAGAAGGAGTACCACACCGACTTCATTAGGGCATTGGCAATGAAGCAGGCGTTGGGTGAGTTAGGCATTTTGTACGATTCATAATTATTTCACATTGTGAAATTAAATGATAGTTAATTTGCGTATTAGTAACAACAGTAAGAGGGTAAATTGACTGGCACCCATAAGATCAGTCAAATCTAAAACGTTAAAAAGGTAAAAATAATTATGGCAGCTAAATCGAATAAAATTAAGTTTGTAACCGGTAAGGTACGTTTCTCTTTTGCTCATGTGTTTGAGCCAGCAGAAACATTGAACGGTACACTTAAGTACTCATCAATGATTCTTATTCCAAAATCGGATAAGGAAACTATTGCACGGTTTAATAAAGCATTTGAAGAATGTAAAGCCACTAACGCTGCATACTTTGGGGGTTCAGTTCCTAAGGTATTAAAAGGTGGTTTGCGTGACGGTGCTACAGAGCGTGAAGATGATACCTTTGCAGACTATTACTTCATTAACGCATCAAGCAATGAAAAGCCCGGTGTTGTAGATTCAGACTTAAACCCAATCATCGATAGCAATGAGTTTTACTCTGGATGCTACGGTCGTGCCTCAATTACATTGTACCCATACGATGTATCTGGATCACGTGGAATTGCATGCGGTTTGAACAACGTGCAAAAGTTAGAAGACGGTGAGAAGTTTGGTGGAGCTACATCAGCAGCAGCAGACTTCGCAGTTTAAGTCTTACGGGAGCGTCCCGAAAGGGAGACGAGTTGACGCAGTAAGACGTAATGTACTGAACGCTCCCACCCTTTAGTAGTACCCAGTAGATGGGTTGGCCCGGCGTAGAAACTACGCTGGGCTTTTTGCCCTTTAGATAAACCAATAATAACAAGAAAGACACCATGGATCAGTACCAAGAATATATTGGAATGAGCCGTTACGCCCGTTACCAAGACGACAAAGGTCGTAGAGAGACTTGGGATGAAACAGTTGGTCGTTTCGTAGATTATATTTTTAGCCGTACACCAGCAATCACCGCAGATTCTGCGTTAAAAGAAGAGCTATTCACCGCAATCAAGAACCTAGAACTAATGCCGTCCATGCGCGCCATGATGACAGCAGGAAAGAGTGCCGACCGTGACAATACTTGCGTCTATAACTGCAGCTATCTCCCAATTGATGATCCGAAGTCGTTTGACGAAGCGATGTTTATCCTCCTGTGTGGCACTGGAGTTGGTTTCTCAGTCGAAGCAAAGTATATTAGTCAGTTGCCGGAAGTGCCAGACCGTCTATTCGATTCCGAACATACCATTACCGTCCACGATTCTAAAGAAGGATGGGCCAAATCCCTCCGACTCCTCCTCGCAAACCTCTGGGCTGGAGAAATCCCTAAGTGGAATGTTGAGTCCATCCGCCCCGCTGGAGCACGACTCAAAACTTTTGGAGGACGTGCTTCTGGGCCAGAACCATTAGTAGAACTTTTTAAGTTCGCAGTTAATTTATTTAAGGGTGCAAAAGGTCGTCGTTTAAACTCATTAGAATGCCATGACTTGATGTGCAAAATTGGTGAGGTGGTTGTAGTGGGTGGCGTACGTCGCTCTGCAATGATCTCACTATCTGATCTTGATGATGAAAGGATTCGCCATGCAAAAGCAGGACCATGGTGGGATACTGCCCCGCACCGCGCTCTTGCGAACAACAGTGCGGTGTATAACGAAACACCTACTGTCGGAAAGTTCATGGAAGAATGGTTATCACTTTACAACTCCCATTCCGGTGAACGAGGCATTTTTAATCGGGAGGCTGCTAAGAAAGTTATTGAAAAAGGTGGCATTCGTGACACAAACTACGACTTTGGCTGTAATCCGTGCAGTGAGATCATTCTCCGTCCTTACCAATTCTGCAACCTCTCAGAGTGCGTAGTACGCCATGACGACACAAAAGAAACCCTGTTGCGAAAAGTGCGGCTTGCCGCCATCCTTGGTACAATCCAAGCCACCTTCACAAAATTCCCCTACTTGCGTAAAGTGTGGCAACGTAATACTGAAGAGGAGCGCTTACTTGGCGTTTCGCTCACCGGCATCTACGACAACCCTTTACTCACAACACAAGGACCAGAATTAAATGAACTCCTCGCAGAGCTCCGCTTGGCAGCAAGAGAGGCAAATGAACAGTTTGCTGCAATCCTTGGAATCCCTAAATCAGCTGCAATCACATGTGTTAAACCAAGTGGCACAGTATCACAACTTGTTGACTCAGCTTCGGGAATTCACCCACGACACGCTAAATACTACATCCGCCGAGTACGAGGAGATAAGAAAGATCCTCTCAGCCAATTCTTGGTTAGTCAAGGAGTTCCAGCGGAAGACTGTGTCTACAAGCCAACTCAGACAACTGTGTTTAGCTTCCCAATCAAAGCCCCAACAGGGATCACAAGAGATGACGTCGACCCCATCAGCCACTTAGAATTATGGTTAACATATCAACGCTATTGGTGTGACCACAAGCCATCTGTTACAGTTTCTGTTGATGAGCATGAATGGCCAGAGGTTGGTGCTTGGGTTTGGAAGTATTTTGACGAAATGAGTGGTGTATCATTTTTGCCAAAAGACAATGGATCATATCGTCAGGCCCCCTATACTACTTGTACAGAACAAGAATACGAAGAATTAAAAGCCAAAATGCCTGTGCTTGACTGGAGTATTTTTAAAGAAGAAACAGACAATGTGGAAGGGGCACAGACTTTAGCTTGTTCAAGTGGATTCTGTGAAATCTGATCCATGGGACTGTCCTCCACTAAACCTGTGGAACTGGAACCTTGCATGGGAGTGGAAGTCAAATCTCCCTGCAATGGTATCTGTACCCTCGACGTTCAAGATGTATGTCGAGGGTGCAAACGAACCCGGGCGCAGATTTCTAAATGGTATGTTATGTCCAACCAAGAGAAATTAAGTGTATTAAAAAGTTTACCGATCGGGAATATTTGCTAAAAAAGTAGGCAAAAATACGAAAAAGTTACCGATCGGGAAATTTTGTAAGAAAAAGTATTTCACATGGTGGTGAGTTTTGGGGGCTTCGGCCCCCTTTTTTGCGTATTAGTAAGAGTAGAATAGAAGTTTCCGCTGATACGTCAGCTTTATCCTTAGGAGTGTGCGTTATGAAACAATGCAGTAAATGTAAAATCTCAAAACCTCTTTTTGCTTTTAGTAAAAATAAACAGCATAAAGACGGCCTCCATTCCTATTGCAAAGATTGCTATAGGATTCTAAACGCTGAATATAAGCTAAAAAAGGCTTACGGCGTAACCTCCCAAGAAAAACAAAATTTAATAGATATTCAATCTGGTAAATGCGCTATATGTGCTGCGGAGCTAGATAATGCCAAATTTACAAATGTTGATCATTGTCACACCACAGGTAAGGTTCGCGGCATACTTTGCCACCATTGTAATTTTGGATTAGGTCAATTTAAAGATAATATTGAACTATTAAAATCAGCCATTAAATATTTGAAAGAAAACAATGCTAATTAATTTGGACTTTGAGGTTCGTAGCTTTATTGACTTGCCTGACCGTGGATTGGATGTATATGCTAAGGATGCTTCAACAGAGGTAATCTGTATGGCGTATTCCATTGATGGAGGTCCTGTAAAATTATGGACCCCAGAAACATCTTTGCCTCAATTTATGTATGCAAAAGATACTATTTTCCAAGGTTGGAACGTAGCCTTTGAGGTGAATATTATGCGTCATGTTTTAGGTATCAATGTGCCTTGGGAAAGAACTCGAGATACGATGGCTTGGGCTGCGGCAAATAACTGCCCTCAATCTTTGGAGGAAGCCGCCATATTTTTAGGCACCGCAGATCAAAAAGATCCGGTTGGAAAACGCCTTATTCAAAAATTGTGCAAGCCACATAAAGGCGAATTTAATAAAGATCCCGTACTGTTGAAGCAAATGTATGATTATTGCGTATCAGATGTCAAGGCAGAGATGGCTATAGGAGCCCTTTTAAGGCCACTTACAGCCTCTGAACAGGAAGTATATACCCTTACCCAGCAAATCAACGATCGAGGCGTCCCAGTGGATCCTAAAGAGCTCCACAATGCCTGCTTGGCTGTACAAAGGGCTCAGGCCGCGCTTGACAATGAACTCCTTGCCTTGACCGGTTGCAAGCCCTCAGAACGGGCAAAGCTATTGGCTTGGTTAAATGCCAATGGGGCTGGGATGGAAGATTTGACCGCCAAGACCGTATCGGCGGCTTTACCTAAGTTAGTAGGCACTAACTTACATAGAGTTTTAGAATTGCGCCAAAAAGGAAGCCAAACTAGCGTGGCTAAGTACGCTAAAATGGGAGAAATTCAAGATGAAGGAAAA